TAACTTTGCGTGATGAGAATATTACTTTCACAACACAAGTAGTAAACTTACGAATGATTCAAATGGACTAAAAATAAGCTGGATTAGCTCAGTTGGTAGAGCAACTGATTTGTAATCAGTAGGTCATCAGTTCGAATCCGATATCCAGCACCATGCTCTGTTCGTCTAGTGGTTAGGACACATGGTTTTCATCCATGCAACAGGAGTTCGATTCTCCTATAGAGTACCACTTGGTTTGGTAGTATAATGGTTAGTACCCTAGCTTGTCACGCTAGTAGTCGGAGTTCGATTCTCCGTCAGACCGCCACATGCGACATTAGTATAAAGGCTATTATGACTGGCTTCCAACCAGTAGATATCAGTTCGATTCTGATATGTCGCTCCACTTTGGTTCAAACCTGCAACGGGTGTATAACGAACCAGTAGCAAAGCTACAGCGGGTGTATAACATACTAGGAATAATTTCCATAAACTTGATGTTATACCACAATAACTTTCCCATATACCAACCCAAAAGAATAAGTACAAAAACGTACTTAAATAAATTGCGATTGGGTGTAATTTCTTAAAAATCTTACGAAAGTGTAGTTAAATGTTGAAAGTTGGGGATTGGTGAAAAGTCGTTATGAGATAGTTGACTTTTCTTTGGTGTGATACGATTGGCATGGAATATCGTAAGCTCTATCTCCCAGTAATAAAAAACATCAAAGATGAATTCTTCCAGTCTCGCTTACGCTTCCCTCCAGAATTCAGTTTGAAATCCTTTAAATTGAGGTCGCTATGAGCAAGAGAGATAAGTTAATGATTGCCGTAGTATCTATCTTGAATTAGATAATAATATTTTACCATAAGTTTAACAAAAATGCAAGAATCTTTTTTCGTAGGTGAATATAATTATGGAAAAGTTTAAGTGATTTTGTGATCAAAATATTTTATTTCTTGAATGCTTGCTTGAAATTTGGTTTCTTCGAGAGAACTTTTTTATAAAGAGAAATTGTATCTCTTCCAAAACGAGTTTGTTCGAAAAACTCTATAAAGGAGTGTGCTACCAGTAAGAAGTAAACACATAGTGCAAACAAAGTTTCACTTGCGAAGTCGAAAAACAATAGCGATTTTCTTTTAATATCTTCCATGTCTTGGTCGTCTTGCAGTATATTTACGATACTCGCTAGTTATCTTTTGTTGTCTTTTGACTGCGGCAGCTTTCATTCTTTTCTTCTTAGCTGTCGGTTTCTCATAAAACTCGAGTTCTTTTATTCTTTCTTTTCTGCCATCTCTATCTAGTTTTCTTCTCAGTATGCGAATGGCTTTTTCTACTGGTATTGTTCTACATTCAATTCTCATTTAATCCTTGTGCTCGTGTGAGGCGACACAGGTCATTGGCGATGTTGTGTTGATTGTCAACTGTCGCTTGAAGAAACTTATGTACCCATGCCATATCAAAGACGAAGTCAGGATCTGTAGTGTTCAGTCCTTGTTCGTGGCATGCAGCGATAAGTGCAGTTGCTAACTTATCTGTTATTTCTTCTGACTTTTTCATTCTAGGGAATTCAATTATATTATCCATCCTTTCTCCTGTGAAACGCCCATCCTCTTTTTCGAAGATAGTTAACTTGTGAAGTGATACTAGTAGTTCTTCTCAGTAATCTACTTGATAACTCCGTGATTGGTATTTTATTGTAGAGGTCTTTGAGTGTCTGTCTTTCCTTAGTTGTCCATTTACCTCTTTTATAAATCATACTGTTATTATATCAAATCTTCATCCATGTGTCAACAACTATTTTTAGATACCCCTAATTTATTACTTGACATGAGGTTATAAAATTGATATAATATATTCATTGGAGAAAAATTATGGACATAGATATAGCATACCTAATAATATTGGTATCATGCATTTACCTTGCATATAGGTACGGGCATCAAGAAGGAATCGGAAAGACCTTAGACTACATGAAAGCACAGGGCAAGATAGACTTCGATGACTAATCAAAAAATAGTTGTTGACTTTTGGTCTTAATTTTAGTATAATATACATAAGTGTGAGAAGGGTTTCTTACACAATGGCGTCCATACCGAAAGGGTGGACATAGTTTTACTGAAAAGGAAATTAGGAGAAATAATATGACGATTGATATTAGTAAATTTTGGCTTGGTATGAATAATGAGTGGTTGTTGCACAACACTGATACATCATATCCAAGATATAACATTGTAGAGAATGTGGACACAGGCAACTTTCGTATAGAGGTTGCGGTGCCAGGTTGGTCTAAACAAGAACTTGAGTTAATTCATGATGATAATGAGTTGCTCATCAAGGGGAAAAAAGAACAGAAATTAAGTGAGAGTGAAAGATTCTCTCATCAAGGTCTGAGTCTTAAATCTTTTGAGCGTAAGTTTATGTTAAACACGGACTTAAAAGTAGACGATGTCGAACTAACAGATGGACTATTGACTATCGCGCTGTCTAAAACTCCGAACTCTAATCGTAAAGTATTGGATATTAAATGAAATATATTATGAATAGTTTTAGACAAGTAGCAAAATATGAGGATGTACAAGACGCACTAGGAACAATGTTTCTAGCTTGTATGTTTGGGTTTGCCGTAATCGCAAGCACAGGACAAATATTTTAGTCAAGCTGTCAAGACCTAAGTCGAAAGGGCAGGCAACTGCCCTCTCGCAATCTAATATTATGATAAATTGTAGCGAGCCTGCATTAGAAAGGCTAAAACAAAAAGTAGAAAACAAACAAGTTTGGGGGATACGCTTAATGTTGAAACCAAATGGGTGTAACGGGTGGTCGTATGACTTGAGTTATTTGGAAGAACCAAATACATCAAGTGATGCGGTGTTCTATGGTATAATAGCTGTAGACCCAATGACATTTAGTTATGTCGATACAATCAACATAGACTGGGAAGAAGATGGACTAAATGAACAGTTCAAAATCTCTAGTCCACAAGAAACAGCACAATGTGGCTGTGGAGAAAGTTTTACATTATGAAAATATCACAAGAGGGCATTGCCCTTATCAAGAAGTTCGAAGGTTGTGAACTAGAAGCATACAAGTGTGCTGCTGGTGTTTTAACAATCGGATACGGACACACAAAAGGCGTAACAGAGGGTATGCAAATTACCAAAGCACAAGCAGACGAAATGCTAGTAGAAGAACTAGCTACTTATGAAAGCTATGTATCAGACGCAGTAGAAAATCAATTAGACCAGTGCATGTTTGATGCATTAGTATCATGGACATATAACCTTGGACCAACCAATTTACTAAATTCAACTATGTTGAAAGTCCTCAATGCTGGAGAGTACGAAGAAGTACCTGCCCAGTTAAAAAGATGGAATAAAGCAAGTGGTAAAGTGTTGGAAGGGTTAGTTCGTAGACGAGAAGCAGAAGCTTTACTTTTTGAAGGTAAGGATTGGAATAATGTCTAAAAAGATTACACTTTCAGGCGAAGAAGTAGCAATAGTTATGGCTCACGCCGCAGAGAGAGGTATGACTTTTGAAGAATATATACAAGAATTTGCACAGCAACTTCAAAAACAAAAGAAAAAACAGGAGAAATAATGGATATATTGTTATTAATGTTATTAGTTTGGGCATACAATGAACAACCCAAAGATGTAAAAGAAGAACAACCAGAGATAGTTCCAGTAGTAGAAGTAGAAGTACCTGACAATGCAGTCAATGTAACAACAGTTACTCAGACAGCAGCAGCGCTTACAGCAGTTGCTGAAGCTCTGGCAGGCACTAGCACAAGTACAACAACGAGTACAACAAGTACAGAAACTAGTACTGAAACAACAAGTGTTACTTCTACAGAGCAGGCAATTATTGATGAGTTGAATACAATGACTGAGACAACAACAGTCGTACCAACTACAAGTACTACAACTAGTAGTTCAACTTCTACATCATCAACAACATCAACATAAACAAATTACTAGTGCTGCTCGTATGGGTAGCATTATGTTTTCATTATTATATTTACACACAGTATGTAACTGAGTTAGAAATAACAAGGAACATCGAGTTAGCAAACTGGCAAAAATTAAAACAGTTGGAGAGCAATATTGGACAAAATAAAAGAATTCTTAGCCGCCATCAAAAGGTGGTGGATATGGTTAAAGAGCAAGTTTGTACCCCTTTATAAAGTAACTGTTAGTTTTAACAGTGTTTGGGGAGATTCAGACGACCAAGAGTTTCTTGTTAGAAAGATTATAACTCAAAAAGAAAAACATTTAAAGTTTAGAACAGAAAGTGGAGAAGTAATACAATTCACTGGCGCAGAAGGACTCAACTACAAAATAGAGGAAATTTAATGAAATTAATAGCAAAAATATTTTTATTAATAGTATTAGGATCGTTGCTCTTACCTCAGGGAGCATCATGGTTTACAAACTTATTAGATACTTATAGTAATACTATAGGACTATTTGTAATACTTGCTTTTATAGTAATCGTACTCAATCGAGAAGATTTACTAGGAGAAGGAAGTAAAGGAATTACAGGAGAGTATGTAAGTGATTCAGGCACAAAAAGAACTGCCAAGAAACTGAGAGAGGATCATATAGTATGAATCAAATGTTATTAGCTTTCGTTTTAGTTCTTGGTGGCACAAGTTATTGGCTATATACTGAGAATGAAACATTGAAAGCAAACAATGCAAAATTAGAAGGTGCGATTGCAGTTCAAGAAGAAGCAATGGCTACCATGCAAAAGGATTTTACTTTGCAAACAGAACAATTACAAAGTATGACAGTAAGAAGTCAAGAAATTCAAAGAGAGTTAATGAGATACAGTAATTTCATTAAAGAATATAAATTAACAGCAAAAATACTGGAAGATCCAGTAGAAATGGAAAGGAAAATAAATAATGGGACAAAACATGCATTTGAACACATTCAAAAAATCAGTGCTACCGTTGACGATCTTGATGATGGTCTCCAGTTGCAGTCTACTAACAACTAGACCTATAGAAGTAACAGCAAAGCCTATGGAGAGGAAGATTGTTCAACCAATCATGCCTCGTGAAATAGAGTTAACAACTCCACAATGGATAGTAGTTACACCAGATAACTGGGAAGATCAGCTTGCTCGTATAGAAGAACAAGAGGGCGAGTTAGTATTCTTAGCAATGACTGTTCCTGACTACGAAGTCATGTCTTTAAATATGAAAGAATTACAAAGATATATTACTGAACTAAAAGATGTAGTAGTATATTATAGAAAAGTAACAACAGAACCTTTAAATGACAATCAACAGTAA